AGGCTTCGCTATTGCTCAGCCATAAGGGTAAAAAAATAGGTAAAAGTTGAAATAATTTTGATTTTTGAATTTACAAACAATCACATAACTTTGTAACATGGGTAAGCCAAAATACATCGAAACACCAGAGAAGCTACTTGAACATTTTATGAACTATGTAAAATGGGCTAAGGATAATCCACGAAAGAAAGAGGATTACGTCGGGAAAGATGCTATAAGGGTTTATAGGGAACTAGAACGACCATTGACTTGGGTAGGGTTTGAATGTTGGTTGTTTGATAACGGGATAATAGCAGAACTAAAGGATTATGAGCAAAATAAGGACGAAAGGTACACAAACTATGCCCCCATCATATCGCGCATTAAACAAGCTATCGAAACCGACCAGTTCGAGGGCGCAACAGTAGGCCAGTACAATCACAACATCATAGCCCGTAAATTGGGATTGATTGAAAAGAGCGAAACTACAAACAAGGTTATTACCGTAGAAATTCAAGAGGATTGAAAGTAATACTTCCAGCCTGGAATAAAACGATTAACGAGGCATTTATACCGCTTATTGGCAATCAGGATAGGTATGTAATATGTTACGGTGGTAGGGGTAGTTCTAAGAGCCAATGGGCGGCAAAGAAACTGATTTATCGTTGTTTGACAGAGTCGTATTTCAGGTATATACTTTATCGTAAAACATACAACACAATCAAGGATAGCCAATTTCAGACAATCAAGGATATTGTGTATGAATGGGGATTGCAAGATTTATTTGTGTTCAATGTAAGCCCGTTAGAGATACGATGTATCAACGGGAATAAGTTTATTTGTCGGGGTGGCGATGAGCCTAAAAAGCTGAAATCTATCAAAGACCCTACTGGCGTATGGTATGAGGAAGAAATACCAGATGAGGGTGATTTTATCACAATTACAACATCAATACGCACACAGAAAGCACCCTATCTGCAAGAGATATTCACCATCAACCCGGAAGTAGAGGGAGATTACACCGAGCATTGGTTTTGGCAGCGGTTTTTCAAAGACAAACCAGATGGCACATTTAGCGATAAGACTACGATAGACATCGACGATGGCAAGACATTTGAAACCACATACACAGTACATCACAGCACATACAAGGATAACAGATGGCTACCTGATAGCTTTAAAGCGCAATTGTTAGACCTGCAACGCACTAACCCGTATTACTACACGATATACGTGTTAGGGATGTGGGGTAACAGGACAACAGACGGTAATTTTTATTCCGGGTTTGATAGAGCGCGAAATGTATGGATGCGTGACGAATGTAGATATAACCCTGCGCAGGTGCTGCATGTTACATTTGACTTTAACGTAAATCCATATGTTACGATATGTATTTGGCAGATAGCAGGCAAGCGAGCTATACAGATTGATGAGATATGCCTACCAACGCCCAACAACAGGACAGATTTAGCATGTCGGGAGTTCTGTAAACGATACAGAGGGCATCAGGGCGGGGTGTTCATTTACGGCGACCCTGCAGGATTGCATGAAGATACCAGGACCGAGAAAGGATACAATGATTTCAGGATAATCGCAACAGAACTGGCAGAGTTTAGGCCACAGATGAAATATCAGAAAGTCGCACCGCCGGTCCACACCCGGGGACAGTTTATAAACGCGGTGTTTAGTGAGAATGCGCAAGGATTGGAGTTTATAGTCAGCGATAAATGTACGAACACAATCGCCGATTATATGTTTTTGAAGATGGCAAGCGACGGCACTAAAGCGAAGATAAAAACCAAAAACCCTGATACAGGCGTATCGTACGAGAAATATGGGCACTGTTTTGTAGGGGAAACAATGATAACTACCGAAAAGGGCGATGTTAGGATTGATAAGATAAAACCAGGCGATTTAGTTTTAACAAGGACAGGATATAAGCCCGTACTGAAAATATTTGATAATGGGTATAAAAATGTAAACACGTATCGAATAGGAAATAAAGAAATAACATGCACACCCGACCATAAATTCTGGACTAAAGAACATAGTTTTAAAGAAATAGGGCATTTGATTAATTCGACTACTTTTTGTATATTTGAAGAAAATAAAATATGCAACAGGAAATTGAATGTATTGAATTTAACGGGTACAGATTTATCAGAAACCCATTCAGCGACAGGCGGCGAGTTGCAGCCAGAGTATTCAGAAACAAAAAGAAAAGTATATGACATTATGGTAGCTGATGTGCATGAGTATTTTGCGAACGGGATATTGGTTCATAATTGCTCCGATTCCAACGACTATATGATTTGCGCAGCATTTGCGCAGGAATTTTCAGCATGGCAGCGAGGTAGCATCATACGCCCGACAATAGGTAAGAACTACAATAAACATATTTATTAAAATATATGTTATTATATTTGGAATTGTAAATATCTTTACACTATATGTCCTACCTGATTACAAACGATTATCTACCGCAAATACAATCCACGCAACTGGCGCAGCTCATTACGGGCAATAGCGGCATACGTGTTATAGCTGAAAACAGGGCAATAGCGGAGGTTAAATCGCATTTAGTACAGAAATATGTCGTAGATGGTGAATTTACCGATACAGCACAATGGAGTAACAGCGCAACGTATTACGCAGCTAATCGTATCTATCTGGATGCGACAGCATATAGCGCAGCTTCGACATACGCATTAGGTGCGCTGGCATTGTATCAGGGCAATGTGTATAAATGCACAACGGCAATAACAACGCCTGAAGCATGGAATGCGTCACACTGGACATTGATAGGACAGCAATACAGCATGTTTTACGGTAAGTACCCGAAACCGCTATTTGATTTATACGGCGATTACTCTGTTGGTGACCAGGTATTTTACAACGGCCATACATACACATGCAGAATAGCTACATCTGCAATATCACACAGTACAGCATTACAGTACGGTAATTACAGCGCATTGCCGGCGGTGAATATATTTCCATCAGGTCAGCCTCAATCGTCAACATACTGGACAGACAACGGTGCATATAGTATTCCCGCTGGCACCTTACCAACCAACACAACATACTGGACAGCGGGGGATAACCGCAATCAGCAGATACTCGGCTATACGATTGACATTGTGCTGTATTATCTGCATGCACGTATAGCACCGCAGAACATACCAGAGCTAAGAATGGATAATTACAATGTCGCACGCCAGCAATTAGTGGCGATGGCTGACGGAGATATAACACTTGACATGCCACGAATACAACCTAATCAGGGTAATCGTATTCGCTGGGGCAGTGAAGTTCGGAGCATTAACAGATACTAACTAATGGCAAACATATTTAAACGAGCATTCAATTTAATAATCCCTGATTATGCACCGCAAAGCATAACGCCGCGCGAAACGTCTAAAGAGGCTGATAAGAACCTCAATAGATACGTAGCAAATGTGCAACTGCAACGGATCAGGCAAGACGTAGCATCATGGCGTGACGCATTGAATGAGGCTGAACTTGCCTATTACCCGCATAGAGTGAAGATGCAGCGGTTGTTTTTAGATACGTCGAATAATGGGCATGTATCCGCAGCAATGGAGCGATATAAAGATTTGGTATTGCTGAAAGATTTTAAGATATGCGACGCAACAGGGAACGAGAATGAGGAATGGACAAAATACTTTCAATCGCAATGGTTCTACAAATTTATGAACTATGCACTTGATGCTGATTTCTACGGTTATCAGCTTATTGCATTAGGTGATATTGAAAATGACGCATTTCCGAACCTTACAATAATCAAGCGTCATAACATCAGCCCCGATAGGTTGCAAGTAACGCCGTTTGTGTATTCGCTTAGTGGTGCGCATTTCCTTGATGAGCCGTATAAAGACTGGCACGTATGGATACCAACACCAACAGAGAACGCAATCAGCCCCGTAGGATATGGCATACTGTACAAAGTAGCAATATATGAGATATTTCTGCGTAACGTATTAGGATTTAATGGCGATTTTGTTGAGTTGTTTGCACAGCCGTTTAGAGTTGGTAAAACCAATAAAACAAATGAAGACGAACGCGCTGTACTTGAGGAAGCATTGCGCATGATGGGCTCGAGTGGTTGGGCTATTATTGACGAACAAGATAGCATAGAGTTTTTGGAAACTGCATTAGGCGGAAATGGTTATAAGGGCTATGAAAGCCTTGAAATGCGCTGTATGAAGTATATCAGCAAGATTATACTCGGACATGCAGACGCATTGGATAGCATCCCGGGTAAACTTGGCGGCGGTCAGGGAGATGAAAACCCAGTATACCGCGCATTGAGGGATAAGCAGATAAAGCTATGCAGGAATATGGAAAGCATAGTAAATGATACGCTGATACCTAAGCTGCGAAAATTGGGCATTAGGGTACCAACGGGATTACGATTTGATTTTAATAACAATGAAGAGGTTGAAGAATATAGGCGCAAACAGGACGAAAGTAACAAGATAACGGCTGAATTATTTAAGACAATCAAGGATGCAGGCGGTAAGCCTGATTGGAAATACTTTGAAGAACGTACGGGGATACCAGTAGAGGAAGCCCCGGAGCCTGAACCGAAAGCAATCGTTAAAGCTCCGTTACTGAATGAAGCCGTACAAAATAGGTTGAATAAGATTTATAACCATAAGCATTGAAATACACCGACGAACAGATAAAAAGCCTATTGGATGGTATATACGCCGGGACGATTACTGAAACTAATCTGCCCGAAGATTTATACTTTGCGATAGCTGATTATCTTAAACGCGGGTTATACAATGGTTTTGGTGGCTCATTGATTGATTTTTCTGAAGGCTCATCGGATTACGCCATGCTGAAAGAGTTGAGGGAAAACATATACATGTTCAGCGCAGCAAAGACATATGTTGAGGTGCGTGGCATGACTGATTTACTTATTGATGGCGATGTTGTGAAATCATTTGCAGAGTTTAAAAAAGACGCCATGCAGGTGTATGACATTTACAACAAAGACTATTTAAAATCAGAATACAACACAGCGATAGCATCGGCGGAGATGGCCGCTAAGTGGGTAACTATTCAAGATGATATTGATGTATTGCCCAACCTGCGATATAGCACCACTGAAGTAGCATGTCCTATATGTGCGCCGCTTGATGGCACAACGTTACCTGCTACGGATAGTTTTTGGGATGTGTATTACCCGCCTAACCACTACAACTGTATGTGTGTGGCATTACAAGAGGGTGAAGACGTGACATTGACGCAAAACCCGCCAAGTACAAAACATGAAATGGATGATGTATTTATAGGGAACGTAGGAAAGGACAAAGTAGTGTTTAACGCAGACCATCCGTATTTTCAATTAGCCCCTAAAGATTTAGGACGTAATAATTTTGGACTACCAATACCAGAAAATGATTAAAACAATAGATATTGAATTGAGCAGTCTTCGTGTGTATGAAGATGGAGAAATTGGAAGAAGTTTAGTTATTAACGCTACTTGTATATTACCTCCAAAAATAGAATTTATTAATATAACATTAGGTTTTGAACAACATTAATATGAATAAACAACCATTAATATCAAGCGAGCTAATCGCAATGCTTGAAACATTTGTAAACAAAGAGTTATATGCTCAATATTTTTACCGGTCACTGGCAAACGCCATGCAACAGATAGGATATTTTGGAGCGCAAAAATATTTCCTTGCAGAGGCAGCAAGTGAGGGGGAGCATTATCAGAAACATGTAAATTTCCTAAACGATGTGGGCGTTATGCCTAAGCTCGCACCGATACCAAGCGCACCAGCACCACAAGGCATCAAAGAAGCGTTTAAGTCTGCGTTTGATACCGAGTATCAATTATGTAAGGACTACAAACAAGCCACCGCGCAGGCATTGACTAAAGATATTGAAGTATTCGGGCATTTGCAGGAGTTTGTAGATATACAGCGTAAAAGCGTAGGCGAATACGGCGACCTGTTAGCGCGACTGGATTTATGCGGTAGCAATGAAGCGGCATTATTGGAATTTGACGAACATTTGAATGGCTAATAAGTTCGGATTTGATAGGGTACGGAATAACATGGAGCAAGTCAAGCGACAGCTCCCGACGATGCTGGCTAATCAGGCGGTAAATGAGTTTAGTGATAATTTTAATAAGCAAGGATTTGAGGGACAGAAATGGAAAGAAGTTAACAGGCGAATACCAGGAACGAAAGAATACAAATACCCGAAAACAAAAGGGCTGTCACGGCGCAAAAAGCCGATACTTGTTGGAACGGGCAGATTAAGACGGGCGGTAGCCAATAGTAAAAAAATAGCTACTTGGCAGTTGATAAAATTAGAAGTAAATTTGCCATATGCTGCCAATCAAAACGATGGGATAACATTACCGAAAAGGCAATACATGGGGGATAGTGCAAGATTGAGAGCGAAACAAAAACAACTGATAGAAAAAACCATAGATAAAATATGGCAAGCCTGATAAATTAATAAAAACATGCAAAGAACAACTTATTTTACTTACGCCGCAACAGGTATAGAATATGAAACCGCCGTTGAATGGTTTATGGAAAAATTACGTGAAAATAACTGCATTTTAGACGGGGAGTTTTCGCATAAGTATGAAAACAATAAAACATTAGGATATATAGGCACTTTTACTGCAAATGTGATACAATGCCCTCAATAATAAAAACAGCAATACAGGATTTACTGACTGCACTGACAAATACAGCGCAGTTTAATTTTGTCGCTGTATGGAATGATCATGTAAACAGGCTTATCGATGGTAGCGGGTATTCGTATAATTGCCCCGCTGCATTTGTGGAGCTTGAGCCGATACAAGTCATTAATCTATCATCGGGTATAACACAAACAGACTATATAATCCGTGTACATATTGTACATACCGAACTGGATGCGATTGATGGCGCATTAGACCAGAATTTGAACGTGTATGATTACAGGGATGCGGTAAAGGTAGCCATGACAGGGCTAAAGCCTACGAATTTCGGGAATTTGATGTTTAACCAAGAGTTTCAGGATTACGAACATAACAACGTGTATCATTACCTTGTTGAATTTAAAGCCGGGTTTATTGATACTAAGGGCAGTCCTTATGATGTTGATAGTACGGATTGGATAGAAACAACACCACCAACCACATTAACGCTAACAGGTGCGTATAATCCTGAACCGTTTTTAAAGAATAAGTAATGGCACGCACAGTAGAAGAAATATACCAAAACATTATAGCTGCAAAGGAAGCCGATAGCAACCTTAACAGCCTGACATCTACCAGCCGCAGGGCTATATGGAGATTATGGGCATACATTGTTGCGGCGGCTCAAAGTACATTTGAGCAGTTGATGGGATTGGAGAAAGAAAACATACAGAGTATTGTAGATGCAGCACCGGCGGCGAATAGCGCATGGGTGCAAGCGCAGATGTTTAAATTCCAGTACGATGCAACCACACCACAAATAGTGCAGCTTAATACTACCACGTTTGCATATGGTTATCCTACTGTTGATGCTACTAAGTGCATTATCACACGATGCAGCGTAAACAGGCAGATATACAACGTAGTGCAGATTAAAGTAGCTAAGGGCACAACACCCGAAGCGTTAACATCATTGGAGAAATCAGCCGCACAGGATTATATTAACATCATCGGCAATTGTAACGCTAACTATCAGGTAATAAGCCTCAACGCCGACAGGCTATATGTGCAGGCTGATATATACTACAAAGGGCAATATTCGGCAATTATACAGGCAAATGTCATTGCAGCATTACAGGCATACATGGCGGGGATAGATTTTAACGGTCAAGTGTTGGTGAGCGATATTGAGGGAGTGATACGCAATGTAACAGGCGTTAACGATGTGGTGCTGAAGAACGTAGGCGCGCGCGCGGATACAACAGACCCTGATTTGAGGTATTTGCTTGTAGAGAATAACACACTGATAGCTCGTAACTGGCAAACAGTAGCGGGATATATTATTGAGGAGGATAACACAGGCGATACATTTGCAGATACATTAAACTTTATAGCGCAGTAATGTACAGTACCGATTTCAACAACTTTGCACTTCAGATGCTGCCGCCTAATTACAGGCTGGATGCGCATACGGGTTGGATGCAAGCGCAACTTGCACCAATGGTATGGGCAAATGACAATTTCTTTGAGGATTTTGTAAATGGTTCGAGCTACCCGGATTATAACGCCGGCACAACATACGGCTATCAGGATAGAGTAATATCAGATCATGCAGTGTATGAAAGCAAACAATCGGGCAATACAGGCAATGCGTTAACCGATAGCGATTGGTGGTTTAAAGTGCAGGATAATTACATTGGCGTTTATGAGCGTATAAAATACAACAGCACCAAGCTAATACTTGAATTTGCGCTTAATAAATGGTTTGGCGGTACGTTCAAACAGCCACCCGACACCAGCGATATATATATCACCAAGAACGCTACAAATATACGACCATTTGTAACAGGTGATACTACCGAGGCAAGCGCAGTAGGATATGATATATCAACGGGGTTTGTAGGCGATAGTACCTCGTTTACTATTAACGTAGATTTTACGATAAACATACCGACGGCGTTATACCCCGCTGGCGGTGATGAGGAAATAAAACAATTTGTAAACAATATTATAGCTGCCGAAGCTACATACGATATAGTACAATACTAATATGAAAAGCATAGACAATAATTACATAACCAGTACGGCGTTACAACCATTCAAGAAAGGCACATGGTCGCACTTACAAAGTGCGTATCAGGAAGTGTTTAACGCTATATTGCGAGGCCACACAGATGCGCTGAATAACTTTAATACCGTATTTGTGATATATGGGTGCAAGGTATCAGTAAGCGGCGGTAATTACACCGTAAGCGCGGGGGCTGTGTATTATAACGGTACGGTGTATCTTATGGATGCCAAAGGAGCTACGGCAGTGCCAGGCGGTGGTAATACATACGTTTGCAAGATAAAGACAACGTATTTTACCGATGCGACGGCAGACCCGGTAACATTTACCG